CGACGCCATCGGCAAGCGGCTGGACGAAATGGGCGGGCTGATGTCGCAGGGCTTTACCGTCAGCGATGAGGCCTATCTGAAGGATCCCGAGGTTCGGGCGCATCCAAAGTGGCCTGCAACTCAGGCAGCCCAGTCGCTGCGCGATGAAACCCCCGGCATCCAATCGATGACCGTGGCCGAGCTGGACGCCGCGATCGACGCCGAGATGGCGCGCCCGAAGACCCATGACTGGGAAGCCGAGCGGGTGAATGTGCTGCGGAAATGGCGCGACGAAGCGGCGGCCAAGGCGGACAGCGACTATATCGCGCTGGCCCAGCAGACCGGGCAAAAGCCCCCGGCGCTGCCCGATTTCGACCCGGCCAACCCCGGAGCCTTTGCTGAAGGTCTGGCCGCGCGCATCAGCTATGACGGCGTGGCAACCGAAAAGGGCTGGACGCGGACGCAGGCTATCGTCAGCGCCGAAGAGAAGGCCCGCCTGAAAACCGTGTTGGACCCCAAGGCCGATCCGGGGCCAAAGCTGGTTCTGGCGCGCAGCCTTCTGGCGGCCGGCGGCGGCAAGATCGATCGGCTGGCCGGTGTGCTGGAGGCCGATCCGGTTTTCGTGCGCGCCACCCGGGCGCTTGCTGCCACGGGCAACCCTGCCCTTGCCGAAAGCATCCTGCGCGGCCAGCAGAAGGCCCAGCTGGGCACCGTGAACCTGCCCAGCGAAAAGCAGATGACATCGATTTTTGATGCGCAGACCGGCGGCGCATTCGATGCCGATCCCAAGATCAAGGCCGAACTGATCGGCGCGGCGCGGGCGCTTTATGCCGATGGTGCCGCCAGCGTGAACCCGGATGGCGCCGATAGCTGGATCCCCTTCATGGATGACGTGGAGGCGCAAGAGCTGTTTCTGACATCCGTGCAGCGGGTGCTGGGCGCCAGCGCCGATCCCAATGGCGGCCTGACCGTGGGGGGATTGCAGAAAGTGAACGGCCGACCGGTCTATCTGCCTGCCGGGGTTTCGGTCGATGATGTTGACCAGACCCTGCAGAACCTGGGCTGGCACCTTCAGGGCCGCGTCAAGATGAACGTCATGGGCGAAGACGCCTATGGCTGGCCCGACGATCAGGCCGCAGCTGCCCCGGAACGCCTGCGCGCATTCAAGGCGGCCAGCATTGACGGATCCGTGCCGAACCTTGGCAAGGATCCGGCTGCGACCTGGTCGAACCTGTCGCTGCGCCGCGTCGGCGAAAGCGACATCTACGAGCTGACGCAAGTGCGCAATGGCCGCGTCTACGCCGTGCCCAAGGCCGATGATCCGGCCGGTCGCGCCTGGCGGTTTTCCCTGAAGGAACTGATGCGAGAGGCCCGCAAGTGAACGACTTCGCGCAGAAGGACGAAGACCTGGGCGGCACGCTAGCCTTGAGCGGCGCCGATGCCAGCGTGCCGCCACCTGCACCTGCCCCGCGCTTTGAGGTGCCCGATGACCTGCCAGAGGCCGAGACCGGCCTGCCAGCGCCGCCCGACAGGGATGCGGGCTTTGACGATGTCTTTGCCGCCGGCTGGCAGGCCGAGACCATCCGAACCGATGCCTGGGACTATGCGGCCGGAAAGCGGCGCGAGGTCGCAGACCAGATGTTCGATCTGCTGCCCCAGGATGTGAAGTCGCGCGTCTGGACCAAGTTTGCCGACAACACGACCGGCTGGACCACGTTCGAAGAGATCGTGATGGAGGAAGCCGCCGCGATCGCGAAGATGACCCCGGAAACGGCAAAGCTGTTTGCGGGCTTCCCCCTGACCAAGGAAGGGCTGGAAAGCCGGATCACCGACGAGCGGAAAGCCGAGCTGGAAGCGGCCGAGCGGATCCTTGATCAGGACGGCGGCGCGGTGGCCGAGTTCCTGGGCACATCTGCCCGGGCGATGACCGATCAGGTCAGCCTGTTGACCCTGCCCCTTGGCGGCGGTTCGGGCGCTGCCTGGAAGATGATCGCGCGCGAAGCACTGGCCGGCGCCGCGGGCGAAGCCCTGATCCTGCCCCGCGAAACAGAAGTGTCGGAAGAACTGGGCATCGACAAGCCGGATGCAGTTTCGCGCATCGGTTTGGGTGCCATGCTTGGCGGCGGCCTGACGGCGGGCCTGCTGGGCATCGGCAAGGCGGTCAGCCTGTTTCGTGGTCATCGCGATGGCATCCGCGCGGCCGCGCGCGAGGGTGACGAGCTGGAGGCAGAAATCCAGATCGATGAGGCCGAGGCAAGGTTGCGCGGCGACGAAACGGTGCAGCAAAAGGTCGGCCCAAAGGCGCGACCGTCAGATCCCGCACCGGAGCCCGAGCCCGGGACCATGGGGGCAATCCTTGGCCGTAACCGATCGAACCGTGCCCCCGATGATGTGAAAGTCGTGGTCTCGACCGAAGGCAAGATCCGCGACAAACCGGTCAGTGAAGATTTCATGGGTCGCCTGCGCGGTGCCGTCGCTCCCTTGGGTGATGATATCGGGGTGGTCATCGTTTCGGGTGGACAAGACGCTGCTGGAACGCCGGGTGGGAAGCGCACCGGATCAACCCGACACGATGTCGATCATACTGGGCATTCCCATACTGGTGACTTGGTCCTGACGCGCAACGGCGTGCCTGTGCGCCCCGGTGAAGACAAGGAACTGTATGCCCGCTTCTTCTTCGAGGCGGCAAAGGTATTTCCCGGAATTGGGCATTATGAGTGGGGCGTCCATGTTGGCGGAGGATCCGTCACGTCTTGGGGGCCGGACACCAAGGCCCGATCACTGGACCCCTATTTTGGCAAGGCGATCGAAGCGGGTCGCGCTGGCATAACGGACTTTGTCCCTGACGCCGCATATAGGGCCGCGCCGTCCACAGGCGCTCGCCGTACTGCACCGCTGACCGAGGACGAGGAAGTGAACCTCGTGATCGGAGCAGAAAGCAGCGGTCGTTCGGATGCGGTGAACCCGAACAGCAGCGCAACCGGACATGGTCAATTTCTGGCCGGCACATGGATGGAGGTTGTTCGCACCCACAGGCCTGACCTGCTGGATGGGCGCACGCCTGCAGAGGTGCTAGAACTTCGCCGCGATCCTGCCATCAGCCGCGAGCTTACCCGGGCCTACATGCGCGAAAATACCGCCGCGATGAAGGCGGCCGGCATCGAAACCGTCGGCCCCGGCGAACGCTACCTGGCACACTTTCTCGGACCCACCGGCGCGATACGGGTTTTGAAAGCTGCGCCGGAAACGCCAGTCACACAACTGATGAGCCCGAAGCAAATCGCGGACAACAAAGGCGTTCGCTTCAATGGAAAGCGTCTGGATCAATTCACGGCCCACGATTTGCACCTTTGGGCGCGGTCCAAGATGGACCCAAACCGTGGCGGCTATGTCGCAGGATCGGACGACCTCGGACCCACATCACGGGGCTATACCGGATCAGGCCAGGTCGCAGCAGGCGACGAATTCCGCATCGATGTCGATTACGAGATTGTCGACGCAGACAGCCTGTTCCGGGCCAGCGGTGACTTCCAGCCGCGCGATCGCAGCCGCATCACATCGGATGCCTGGATCGCGGACACAGCCGCGCGACTTGATCCCGCGCAGCTGATGCCATCGCCCACGGCAGACCGGGGACCGCCCGTTGTCGGGCCGGACGGCATGATCGAGAGCGGCAACGGCCGCTATGGCGCCATCCTGCGCGCCTATGAAAAGCACCCCGATCGCGCGGCGCAGTACCGGGCCCAGATCGAGGCGGCCGGCTTTGCCGTGCCCGAGGGAGTGCAGCGGCCGGTTCTTGTCGCCCGCCGCAAATCGGAGCTGAGCCGCGAAGATCGCGTTCGGTTTACCGTTGCCGCCCAGGACAGTGGCGTTGCGGTCATGACACCCACCGAAGTGGCGCGCACGTCCAGCCGCGCCATGACGCCCGAAGTCCTTGGGCGGCTGGATCCGGCGCAGCCGATCCGTGCCGAGGGTAACGCCGAATTCGTGCGGTCTGCCCTTGCGGCCCTGCCCCGGTCAGCGCGAAATGCGATGTTCGAGGCCAGCGGCATGTTGAACAGCCTGGGCGAGCGGCAGCTGCGCGAGGCCTTGTTTGCCCGCGCCTGGCCCGATCCCGATATTCTGGCGCGCTATACCGAGGGCAATGCGGCCGAGCTGAAGAGCCTGCTGGAAGCACTGGAAACCGCAGCACCCGGCTGGGCTGCCCTGCGTGCCGACATCGAGGCTGGGCGCGTTTCCCCGGATATGGACATCGGCGGGCATGTGCTGGATGCGATGCGCCTGATCGCCGCCGCGCGCGAGCTGGCCGCCAGCACGAAGGTGCCGATCGCAAAGGCCGTGGCCGAGTTGCTGGACGAGGTCGATCTGATCGAGGGCGCAATTTCGCCGCTGACCGCAGCGCTGGTCAGGAAGTTCTGGCGCAACGGCCGCGCAGCCCCGGCCGAGGAAGTTGCCAATTTCCTGACGCGCTACGCGGATGAGGCCCGCAAGGCCGGTGCAACGGGTGGCATGTTCGACGCGCCCGGCCCGCGCGATGTGCTGATCACGATCGACCGCGCTGCCTTCGGAGATCTGCCACAGGACATGGGCGCGGCGCGCGGCTATGCCACGCCTGCGGCCCGCGAGCCCGCGGCCCTGCCTGATCAGGGCTTTGACCAAGGCGCGGCCAGCCCCGAGGCCGATGCGGCGGATGCGGCGATGCGGGCGGAGCTGGAGGCTGTCGAAGCGCAGGGGAACAGTGGTCGTAGTATGGGGAGGACCACAGAATTGCCGGACGGCTCTTCCCCTTCCGCACCCCTGCAACAAAAAGATAATGCAGACAGCGCCGCCATTCAAGACGGCGGCGACCGGCCCCAGCGGGAAGCGTTCCGGGACACTGGGCTTGGCGAGGAACGGGCTCCATCCCCGACCGGTCACGCCAAAGATGGCGCCGATCCGCACCCGGATCAAGCGCCCGCCCCCGATCCCGTCGCGGTCGAGCTGCAGAAACTGCGCGAGGAATTCGCGGATCTGGAGATCAACGTCGACGGCACCACCTATACCGCCCGCGAGATGCTGGACGATCTGGACGCCGACGCGGCGGCCGATGCTGTCGTGCAGGCGTGCGGCATCATCCCGACAGGAGGCGTTCAATGACCAATATGGCGGACTGCATCACGCGCGCGATGGACTTTGGCGAGCTGGACCGGCAGCGCGGCGTGGCTGTGCTGAACCAATACGAACAGCTGGTGGAGCGCTACCGTACAACCATGGGCGATGCGCAGGCCAAGGCGGCTGCGGCGGCCGACATCAAGGCCGCATCGAAGGCCGCGACGGTGCAGCGTCGGCACAAGGTCATCAATCAACTGCAGACGATGCGCCGCATCCAGCAGCAGATCAGCCGCGCGCCGGACCCGGCTGTCGCCCTGCGCAACCTTCTGGAGTATTCCGAAGGATCTGGCTGGAAGGGCGAAAGCGTCCGATCGATCATGGAGGCCTATCAGACCAGCATCGCTGCAGGGCTGAACGAGGTGCTGCAGAAGGTCGGGCTGAATGTCGTGGGATCAAGCCGCGATGCAGCACTTCTGGAAAAGCTGATCCGCGAGCTGCATGGAGAGGCCACCGGCGATACCGTCGCCAAGGGGTTGGCGGGCGCGGTGCGCACGGTGCAGCAGCGCATGCGCCGATTGTTCAACGCGCATGGTGGCAACATCGGCGACCTGGCCGACTACGGCGTGCCCCATACCCATGACAGCGGCCAGCTGCGCAAGGCAGGCTTTGACGCCTGGGCAGAGCGCGTGCACGGGCTGCTGGCCTGGGACCGCATCCCTGACCTTTCCACAGGCAAGCCCTTTGCCAGCGCCCCGGGGCAGATCCCGGCGCGGGCGGATGTCGATCGGTTCCTGCGCGATGTCTATGACGGTATCGTCACGCGTGGATGGGACACCCGGGACCCTGGCATGACGATGGGCGGCAAGGCCCTTTACAACCAGCGCGCGGAACACCGCGTCCTGCATTTCCGCGATGGCAGCGCCTGGCTGGAATATAACCGCGACTTCGGCGCATCCGATCCCTTTTCGGCCATGATGAACGGGCTGAACGGGTTGGCACGCGACGTGGCGATGATGCGCGTGCTGGGACCGAACCCACGCATGGGGCTGGAGTTTGCGACGCAGGTTGCCACCAAGCGTGCGGCCGATGCCCGCGATGCGGCGCTGCAAGAGGCGGTGGGCAAGCAGGCGAAGCTGGCCCTGACCATGATGGCCCATATGGATGGCGCCGCGAATGTGCCCGAGAATATCGCCATGGCGCGGTTCTTCGCGGGCACCCGGGCGGTGCTGACATCGGCCCAGCTGGGCAGCGCGGTTCTATCCTCTGTCACCGATGTGGCGACGATCACGGCGGCCGCGCAGCACATGGGCATGAATGCCCGGAACGTCATGGGCCGATCGGTCGAGCTGATGGCCAGTCAGGCAACCCGCCAGACCGCCGCGCGCATGGGATATGTGGCCGAGGCGCTGGCCGATGCCGGCGGCGGATCCGCGCGCTGGTTCGGGCAGATCTTTGGCAATGGCATCCCCGAGCGGCTGGCGGGGTTTACCCTGCGTGCCACGGGCCTCAGTTTCATCACCGACATGCGCAAGATCGCATTCCAGATGGAGTTCGCAGGCCACATGGCAGATCATGCCGACCTGCCCTATCACATGCTGCCCGACCAACTGCGCCGCGCCTTCGAGGCACGGGGGATCACCGGGCATGACTGGAACGCGCTGCGCGATCCGGCTGCGCGCTTCACCGCCCCGAACGGCGCGGATTTCATCAGCCCGATCTACTGGCTAGAGCATCAGACCGCGATGCCGCGCGTCGAGGCCGAGGGGCTGGCCATGCGCGTGCAGGCATTGATCCAGGAGCAGCTGGAATTCGCAGTGCCCACGGCCAGCATCGAAGGCCGCGCCCGGATGCAGGGCGCGGCCGCACCCGGCACGATCCCGGGCGAGCTGCTGCGATCGAGCTTCACATACAAGAGCTTTGCCCTGTCGCTGATGCTGAACCAATACCGTCGATTTGCGCAGATCGAGGGGCGCTGGAACAAGGCGAAGTATGCCGCCAAGGTCAGCGGCATGCTGATCGTCCTCGGCGCCGTCGCCGTGCAGCTGAAGGAGCTGGCAAAGGGGAACGATCCGCGCCCGATGACCGAGGGCAAGTTCTGGTGGGCCGCCCTGTTCCAGGGGGGTGGCCTTGGGATCTTCGGCGATTTCTTCGCATCCGAACAGAACCGCATGGGCGGCGGCCTGGGATCCACTGTCGCAGGCCCATCGATCAGCTTCCTTGGCGATCTGATTTCGCCGGTCGCCACGAACGTGAATGCACTTGTCAAGGGCGAGGATACGCATCTGGGCCGGGATGTTGCCGGGCTGGCGCAGCGATACACTCCGTTCCTGTCTTCGTCGTGGTACGCGCGGACAGCCTACTCCCGGCTGGTCATGGAGAACCTGAGCCAGTTCCTTGATCCCGAGGCCGAGACGCTGATGCGGCGGCGGATCAAGCGCCAGCAGAAGGAGTTCGGAAACTCCCCCTGGTGGACGCCGGGCGAGGCTTTGCCCGGCAGGCTACCAGATTTAGGTAATGCGTTCGGAAATACCCCGTGATAGTGTGCAAGCCAGCGCAGCGGAGCCCCTGATCCGCTGCCTTCGTCTTCTGTCTGCCAATCGTATTCCATGCGGACGGACAGAATGACTGTTGAAGCTTTCGAGGCAGCATCCCCCGCGACGATCGTGATCGGCGCATCCTACGATATCCCGTGGCCCTACATGGAAGGCGGGGTCATTGCAGTTGTGGTCAATGACGGGGAGCGCATCGTTCTTGGCCCTGCTGACTATGTGGTCGACCCGATCACTTCGGCTTCGGACGGGACACTGACCCTGACGCCCGCAGCCGCCGCGCTGCATGAGGGCGGCAGTCTGATCATCAGCCGGCAGACCCCGATCGAACAGGGATGGCAGGGCATTCTGGGGTATCGCGAACGCGGGCTGGAACGGCAACTGGACGCCACGGTGATGCGCGTGCAGGAGCTGACCGCTGAAATGCAAACCACTGTGCGCGCCGATGTGCCGCTGCGACCGGGAACGCCGCAACCCGGGCGGGTGCTGATGTGGGCATCCGATGGACAAGGCATCGATCTGGGCCCCGATGCGGCTGATATAGCCGGCGCGCAAACGAACGGTGCCATCGCAACCGCAGCGGCCCAGGCTGCTGCGGCATCCGCAGCACAGGCGGCATTGTACGATGGGCTGTGGTTTGACGACATCGCCGCCTTGCGCGCTGATACTGCTCTGACCTACGCGGGAACCGGTCCCGGCCGGGTCAATTCAGGCAATCTGATCCTGACCCGGAAAGAGAACGCCGTTTTCAGGGTGCTGGGAAGTGGCGCCACCAACCATTCGGTGCAGACTTCGGCAACGACACCCGTGAAACTGGCGGTCGTTGACTGGCCGCAGGATGACCGCGGTGCCCTGGCCCGGATTGGTCTTCAGGCCCAGAACGGCGAGGACGTGCGGATCGTGTGCTACGGCGACAGTTCGGTGCTGGGCACCGATGGCGTGACCGAGGCATATAACAACTGGCCCAATCGGCTTGGCTCCATCCTGCGGGTGATCACGGGCAATGCGGCCGTCACGACGTTCAATGCGGGTTCCGGCGGCAAGAAGATCATCGACTATTGGGCGCGCGACAACTTCGGCCCCTCGGTCGATACGCCCTATCCGGGTGCGCAGTTCGTGTTCATCTGTTTCGGGCTGAACGACATCAAGACCGACACGGCACCGGTCTGGAACCCTGACCTGTTCAAGCAGCGTTATGCAGAGCTGTTGTGGCAGGTGCGACTGTCCGGTCGGGTGCCGGTCATGGTGACGCCCTGGCTGATTTCGGCCGCGCCGCTCCGGCCAAATCCGCTGATCCAGGCAGCGCTGCTGAACGCGGTGCGCGAGGTGGCCGCCGAACAGCGGGTGGATCTGGTGGACACCAATGCCATGCTTGCCGCGTGGCAGCGGGATCGGAGGGACCAGTATCGGCTGGCGGATGTGCAAACGGACGGCACGCATTTCAACGATACTGTCCACATCCTGTTGGCGCAGTACATCGTGCGCGAGATCTTCCGGCATCGCGTGATCGAGGTCGCCCATGGGTCGCGCCTTGGACCGCACAATGCCGCATATTCGGCTGAAGTGGCCGTCAGCTACAACGACCTGATGAACAACCATGCGGGCTTTTCCGCGCGCCTGGTCGCGACCGGAAACGTCAACGTGGCAAATGAAATCTGGGTATGGAGCGACCGGGCGCGCCGCGCGGTCTATGTCTCGCCCGACCGATCTGTCGTGGCGGGTGGCAATCCGGCCTATGCCTATGTCGGCACCGCTGGCACAGCGACGGAGATCGGCAAGGAAGTCAATTTCGGGGTCGCCTCTAGCCCAACGACGGAACGCCCGGCGGAAAATCACCTGTATGTCGCGGAACTGCCTTTCGGCCTGTCACGCCTGCGCTTTCGCTGCGGTGGCGCAGGGACATTCGAGTTTGGCGGGTGGCTGATCGTGGACCAGTTCGATCCCGTGTCAGTGTCGGCCTATTCCGTCGCGACCGCGCGGGAGATCTTTCTGCCTGACTTCTGGTGGGCGCGGCCGGAGATCGTTCCGCGTCTCGTCGGCTCCGCCAACCTGCTGTTGAACGGGGCGATCCCGGTCGGCTGGGGTTGTGTGATTGGCACACAGCACGTCTTTCACGACGTCGGCGACACGGGGCCAAGCCGCCGCTGCCAGTCCATCGTCGTCCTGCGCACCTCAACCGGGGCCGATATCCTGCGCGTTCTGCACGGCTCGGGCGGGGTCTTTTCCGTGGCGTCCATCAAGACTTCAGGATCGGGAGCATGGGCGGGCCTGATCAGCATTCACTGCACGACAGAGGCGGGCACGGACAATCTGCAGATACAGGTACGCGCCGACGGACAGGTGATCGCAGTCCACAACTCGGGCGGCACCGGGGCGATCATGTCGCCCTACGGCGTCCTCGGTGGGCTGTACCGCGACAACACACTGGTGACCGACCCTGCCGGGCGGCAAGCCCATGCCACACTGATCGTGCAGAGCGTATAAATGAACGACGAACCCAGCATCCTGGCCGAAGTCGGCCGATCGATCATCGCAAACGCCATCATCGTCGCCGCCATGTGGGGCGGCGCAGGTGGCCTGACCTCTGCCCTGCTGATCGATGACGGCAACGGCAAGGTCCGTGCTGCCCTGCGCCAGATCATCTTGGGCGCCCTTGCCGCTGCCGGGGGCGGCACAACCTTGGGCGCACTGCTGGCGCACTGGCTGGATCTGCCAGTGACCGCCATCCCGGCATTCGGAACAGGCGGGGCCATGGCCTATATGACCGGCATCTTTGGCCCTGCCATCATGGAAGTTGTCCTGACGCGCATCCGCGCCGGTCGGTTGCCCGCCGATGGAGACAGAGATGTTTGACATCCGATCCCTTCGCAGGCCGTCGCGATCGCCCTGGTGCGATTTCAAATACCGCATGCTGGTCGCCCTGGTGGGCGGCCTGATCATCCTTGCAATCGGAGTGCTGATCCAGTGGCTGATCTGAAGATGTCCCCACAGGGCACTGTGGCGCTGGTCCTGCATGAAGGCATCGTGCCTGGTCCGTACCGCGACAGTAACGGCGTATGGACATATGGCATCGGTCACACGGCCGAGGCCGGAACACCCGACCCGATCACCCTGCCCCGTGGCATGCCGGCCGATCTGGACGCCGAGCTGCGACAGGTGTTCAGCGTGCTGGCGCGGGATCTGCCCAGGTACGAGGCGGCCGTGAACGCGGCCGTGAAGATCCCGATCGCGCAGCATCAGTTTGATGCGCTGGTCAGCTTTCACTTCAACACAGGCGCCATCGCGCGGGCCACGCTGGTCAAGACCCTGAACACAGGGAACCTGTCCCTTGCGGCCGCGCAGTTCATGAACTGGACGAAGCCCAGGGAAGTCACCGCGCGCAGGCAGGCCGAGCGAGATCTGTTTGCGCGCGGGATTTACCCCACCGGCCGCGCCTCTGTCTGGCAGGTCAGCCGCACCGGCAGTGTGATCTGGAAGCCGATCCGCACGCTGTCGGCGGCCGAGGTGCTGGCACAGGTGCGCAGGTGAAGGGCTGGCTTGCCCTTGCCGCGCTGGCGGCCCTGGCGCTGGCCTACAGCGCAGGCTGGTATCGCGGCAACGAGCAGGCTGCGCTGGCCGCAAAGGCCGCCACGGCGCAAGCCATGGCCCAGGCGATCCGCAATGCCGAGATCGCCAGCCGGATCGAGGCCGAGCGGCTGGCGATCGAGGCCGAACGCAACGCGCTCGCGCAAGAGCTGGAGGATCAAGCCTATGCCGACACGGATGATGCGGGCGGCCTGCCTCGCAGCCGCGTTGACCGGCTGCGCCGCCGATGACGCGCCGAGGGTGGCGCC